ATGCAAGATATCTGTTGGATCTTGCACAGTTGCTAATACTTCGTCATCATTAAGAAGACGAACTTCCCCACCCTCAATTTCTATTCTAGATCCTGCGTAACGTGCGAAGATTATCCAATCTCCAACCTTGCACCAGGGACCTTGTGAAAATCTTTCTTTATCTCCATAACAATCAGGACCCATTGCTAATACATTTCCGCATTGTGATCCCACTTGTTGTCTTTCTATTGTTTCTTGTCCAAACAAAACTCCACCTTTAGATTTTTCATTCATTCTAAATGGTAGAACTAACATTCTCCAACCAGTTGGAGCTGGTAGTTTTGCTTTTTCTTTTGTAACTTCTTTTTTCTCTGATTTTTTTACACCAACTAATTCTTTATTTGGTGTTATGATCGTTGGGTTTTGAACCGTTGATGTTAATGACTGTTCCTTTATTTTCATTTTGCTCCTTATCGTTTAGCAGGTTAGAGATTTCCTGTTGCACTGATTCCAATGCATTTATTTGTCCTATTATATACTTGTAAGTTTCCATACTGTCAACCCCACCGGATGTAACTGATAGGGATAAAGCGTCTACTCTTCGTGAAATTGCTCGTCTTAGACTATTTAATATTTGTTCTGGTTCCATACTATACGCGAACTGCGTCTTGGCATTGAGGGCAACTCATTTTAAATCTAACATGAGTGTTACAATGTTTTACTACACTTTCTACAGATTCTTCTTTTAAAACAATAGGCTCATCAGGACATTGACATGCCTTAATGTTTAAAATTTTGCAAATTATTTCTTTAATTTTTTTTAACATTTTCTAAGTATTTTACTTATTCCTCTTTTAGCAGCTCCACCTACGCTCAATCTGGCTCTTCCTCCACCAGCCATTTTAGCTTTTGATGGAAAACCTTTTTTTATTAGTTTGTCTTTTTCTAAAGAAGCAAAAGCTTCTCCCTTTTTGTTGTCCTTACTCCATACTCCGTGTTCATGTAATTTATCATCTCTTTTTTCTAACCTATCTAGACTTTTCTTAGTTTTTCTATATTCTTTATCAAGGGATTTAGATTTTTCAGTGGGTTTTTTTCCATAACCAAACAAACCTGGTTCTCTATCAGGATCGGCACTATGTGCTTTTCCTGCAGCTTTAATATTATGCAATTTAATTTTTTTCTTTTTTTTTAAAGCCTCATTTGTTTGCTGTGTATTTTTTTTTGCCAGTGCGTCTAATTCAGTTGACATATTAACCTTTTCTTTTCTTAGCCATTTTTTTAAAAGTCTTAGCTAAAGCTTTTGCTCGACCAGTGCAACCTTTTTTTGTAATCGGTGTACACTTTCCTTTAGTTCCTCTTTTCTTGATGGATTTATTTACGTCTTGTATCCATCCACCTTTTTTCATACCAATTCTAATTCCTCCAGTAGGATAACCATCAGAGTTGTTTCCTTCTTGAATCTTATAACCACTAACCCAAGATTTAGGTTTGTATGAATAGTTTGGTTTCACAGTTGTTATCTGTTTATTTTACCAGACTTCTTCGCTTTAGAACCAAACTTACCGTAAGACTCATCTCTGCTAGCTTTTAACTGTGCAGGAGTTCTTTTCTTTTTAATTCTCATTGCGATAGATTCATCTTTTCTATCTTTGTAACCCTGCTTTTTCTTTTTAGCAGAACCACCTTTTTTCAAACCTTGACTTCCATATGGAAATCTAACATTTGATCTTACGCCGTTTTGTCTCATTTTTTTCCTCCGTTTTTAAAAATTTGAGTTCCTTTTATACCAAAAATACTACCGACTACAAGGATCCATAAAGTGGAAAACCAGGTCGGCAATGCAGCAAAATGCTCAAAGAAAATTTTTACTTTCTCCATAGCAACTGGATTGTCACTAAAGACTCCCCAGGCGAGCACGATTATGGGCGCGCTTAATATCACAAGAACAAATTCGTCCTTGTAATCGTTTTGTCGAGCTTCTAAAAGTTTTCCTTGGTAAGCTTCCTCACCTCGCGCTTGTCGTTCTGCATGCAATAACTGTGCATCAGACATAGCCACCTTTGCTCTCTGCTTATTAGCATAAATTTTACTACCAGCAGAGACGGCTAATTTAATTGCCGATAACCACATACTAGTACCAAGTAGCCTTTACAGGTTTCTTTTCTTTTCTAATCGCTTTTGTTCCTCTAACGTCAGCGCTATCACCTTGAGCAATATAGTTTCTTCCTCTAATACTTGTTTTAGATCTTGGATCTAAATGTTCGTTTTGAGAAGCAACTTCTACTGTAACTCCGCCTTTAGCGTATCCGTCTTTGTTAACAAATTGTTTAAAGTTAACGCCTTTGCCTTCTTTTGTCATAATTTTCTCCTATTGTTTCTATATACTAAGATCTAGGACCTTTCAAGGTCTTTACATCCTTAGCTTTCATTTTGTCAGAAGTTAGTTTAACATCAGCAGATATAACTGATTTAGCCATAGCAGTATCAGCTCTTAATTCAGCTAAATCTTCATTCTGCTCTAATTTCTCATCATTAATCTGTCTTGCCTGCATCATCTTCATAGTATCAAGATTTATTCTAGCTTCATCTTCTTTTGTTTTTCTTTCAGTCTCCATCGCTTTAAGATCAACTTCTCTTTGTTTTAACTTAAGTAATGGATCATGATCAAATTGAGATGTAATGTTTTTCTCTTCTACCATAAATTCATTCATCATTTCAGCAATCAATACAGCTTTTCTAGCTTCTATCTTTTGAGATATTTGTTGAAACTGTTGTTGCATTTGTGGGTTCTGAACTGCTGCCGCTTGTATTTGCGGTAACATCATTAACTCCTGTTGAAACTCTAGTTGTATTTGTTCTTGTGCCATCAATGATATGTGCTCCATAATATTTTTTTCTAACGCTGCAGTAATACTAGGATTGTTTCTAACAAAGTTACTAGCCATAAAATTTAAGTGAGCAGTTACGTGTGCTCTATGATCTTGTCCTGGAAACGCTTGAAAAGGTTTCATGCCCATTGCATCAATATGTTCGATCGCTGGATCTTTTGGTGCATTAGGTGGAGGAGGTGGTAGTATTCTATCAATATCCTTTACACCAATTGCATTATACATAGTTCTGTATGCATTATACATGTTGTGCATTTGTGGGTTTGATTGTGCTAATTGTAATTGTGTTTGAGCCATAGAAATTCTTTGACTCATTGAAAATATATTTGGATCAGCAACTGGTAGAATATCTACTCTTTGATCAAAGTCTGCTTGTTTAATATTTCTTTGCGCACCAACAACATCATAAGGATATTCAGGTGGTAAATAATTACCAAACAACTGAGCTAGTAATTTAAATTCTTGTTTTAAAGACACATAAAGTCTTTTATGGATTGCTGACATTACTCTTGAACCACGTTCTAAAAGAGCTACGGTCGTACCAACAGCGGCCTGTTGATTCCCGTCCCCGACCTGCATGTCAGCAATGGACGCGAATCTCTGTCCTGCTTGAACTACAATTCCCATCAACTGCAATAATGTAGCTGAAGGTTCTTTGTAAGGTAAGAATACAAATGCATCTTTTAGATTACCACCAGGTGTGTCAACATCTTTAAATTCTCCTGGTTGTATGTTTGCCGATTCGTCTTTTACTCTGACGCCTCGTTGCTTAAATCCTGCCGGAAGGTTTGATAACGTTCCCGCGTCTAATAACTGACGGAGAGCCGCAGTTGCAGTACGGCTCAATCCGCCAATCATATGAATGAGTCCTAATCCGTAAAATCCTAGTCCTGGCAGAAATTTGAAGTGGACAAAATATTGGACTTTAGTTTTCTTAGGGTCATTGGGCGCGAAGTTTCGTCTAATAGACAAAACTTTCCGACTACCTTCCTCGATTGTAACGATGTAAGGTAATTTTATTCCAGTTGGTTCTCCGTCGGGACCAACATCTTCGAAGCCTTCTAAATCTAGATTAACGTGGCATTCTAGAAGTGTGTATAAAGCTTCCGTTCTTTGTGTTTTAGTGATTCCTTCTAACTCTCTCTCTTTTTCTTCAAGTTTATTTGTAACTGTACCTGTTGGTTTTGTTAATTCTATATCAGAATAAAAACCTGTAACTTGTTGCTTACGCAATTCGTTTTCAGACATTTTAATAACATGAATGACCGCTTCCGCATCATCTAATGAGGTAGCTGTATACGGAACGACCAAATCATCGGCAGGAATAAACTTTGAAACAGCTCTTCCTACTAAATCGTCAAAATAAACTTTTTTAAATGTAGAACCTGAGAGAGGTAGATAAAATAACATCTGGTCAAATTCGGGTTCGTATTCTTTCATTTGATCCATCAGTTGATAATTCATAAAGTTTTTAACTCTCTGAGCTTGTTGTTCCTTTGCAGGATTACTCGCGCCCATTACTTGAGTTCGTACCGGCCCGTCAGCTGGTAATAATTCTTTATAAGCTAGTGCTTGAAACTGTGTGACAGCTTCTGCAAGAACTGGGTGAGTTGCACCACTTGCTCCTTGGAAAGGCTCGGTTCTATTTGTGTATTTAAATCCTAAAAGATCTAAACCAGTAATATAAGCTTTTTCCCATTCAGCTCTTGAAAATTTGTATTCTTGATAATCGTTTTGTAATTGACCGCCAATTGGATCTGTAACATCTTCAGGAAGAAGATCGTTTAAGTTTGCGTAGTGGTCACCTTGTTCAGGCATCTGCATAGCATTGGGATCGAAGTCAATTGTTGCACCTTCGTCATCCTCAGTTATTTCTACAGGTCCTTTGCCTAATTCTTCCGCAACATCAACTTCTTCCATATTCTCAGTTACAACTTCGTCTTCTGGACGTTTAATGTTCGGGAGACTCTTATCGATTTCTGCCATTTAATTCTCCTACGCCTTCTTAACTTGTTTTGGCTTAATTTTCAACCCTTGTGATAACGGTCCTTTTTTAGGTGGAACCGCCCACCATTTAAAACCAGGATTGGCTTGCATTTTCTGTGCCATATTTGGTTTTTTCTTTGTTGGTTTATTTTTTATCATTTTTTCCTCCTTAAACTTGCTATACC